GAACTACAAAACAGTATTAAGTGCCGCTTACAAAGGAATGACCAAAGCCATCTGTTGATGGGTTCAAGAATAAATTTAAATAATTTCATTAGATACAAACAGGTTAGTTTTCCATATGGGTTCGTAGCCAAACTTTTCCATATGGTTGATGTAGGGGGAGTTATTATTGCAGGCGATAAAGTAACCGTTCGGTGAGCGGTCATCCATTATGGTCCGAAAAGTATTATTAAGTATCAAGGACTCCTTAGCACTAACGGCATCGGACTTATGCCAAACCATAACCAGTGGTATCGAGCCAAGCGACCATCCTCCGACTACTTCGTTGCCCTTCTCAATGATGTGAGTAGGATAAGTCATCTTGTCATTGTCCGCAATAGCAGCATTAATAACAAGTTGTTGCTCCTCTGGAGTTCTTATCTTTCTGGCTTTAGGTAATGGCATGGAAGTTAAATTACTATATCAAATTATATTAGTCCACTATTATCGACCAAATACCAGCCAATGCGTTGTAAGATTAGTACTAGTCGTATTTCGTATCGTTAAAGTTGAGGTACCTAGGGATCCAATTTTTACAGGTTGTCGATCAGTATTATTATCTTCTAAAATTGTAATCTGTGCGCTAACGACAGCATTAGGAAAGTCTACGGCAAAATTAACAGCCGTTGCGGCGTTATTCGCAGCCTCTATTGTCCCGAACTTCATGATCAATCCATTAGGAAGTGTCGTGGTTTCTCCGCCTGAATAAGTAGCAGGATCAAAAGTAGACTTTGAGTCAACATACGCCTTAATATTGCCCTGTGTTGCACCCTTGGTATCATCCGTTCCGAGTGAGTCATTATTAACAAGTATGCCAGCCGCTCCTACAATGGGTACTGCGGTAGGCACTGCGGCTCCACCTGACACATTTCCAAGGACCGTCTGGTCGGCTTGGGTCGCCATCTTTGCTAGGGTAATAGCATTGTTTTCAACCTTTACTGTCGTGACCGCATCAGTAGCAAGTTGAGTAGACGATATACCACCATTCTTGACAATAATTTTCTTCGGAGTAGAACTGTCCAGGGCTGTAGTGCTGTCATCAACGGCTCCTGCTGCAAATGTTGCACTATCAACTAGTGCATCTAGTTTAGCCGCCGTGACCTGATCGCCAGTTGTAAAATCTGTTCCTTTTGATAAAATTGCCATTATTCTGCTTTGTTAGTTGAACGGAAGGATATGGACCCATCGGCTTCAACGGCTCTAATCTTTGGTCTTCCTAATGTATTATTAATTGTAAATTGTATTCCGTAACCTCGACGGTTACCTATTCTACCACGGATGGACACATCTTCGGCCTCAGCTAGAGTTGAGCCAACGAAGTCGCTAAGTGTGCCTAAAGTAAGATCAGCATCCGGGTTCTCTGTCTCAGCGGATATATTAAAGTTAGAGACCGCAGAGGTGTCGGACTCAATGTGCATTTCAAACTGCTTCCAGTTCTTTCTTTCAAGATTCCCAAGTGTGTATTGACGCGTAGTCAATGAACCAGGGACATTAATACTCTTTGAATCCCCGCCAATCTGAGTGACTACCCTGTCAACGCCATCAACTCGTTCATCCAGTTTCTGGACACCGCCAATGTCATTGACTGCATATACTCCACGTGCATCGCCTTCACCAACAACTAACAGGTTAGAAATGTGAAAGTCCGTATCATTAACTTGGTCAATACTTTCCCACTGCTTGTTGAGGAAGTTGTAAATTATTATAGCGTTGTTCTTAGTTGAGTCATCCAGAGGAACGGCCAAGAAGTATCTGTTGTCAAAGTAAACAGCTACGGACTTGTCCCAATGCGCCTTGTTGATTCTTTTAATAGTTACGTTAATTGCCTCACTTAATGGAGTCTCAGTGCCACGAAGGTTGTATTCATCAAAGAACTGAGTGCTGTAAACACCGTTGTCAGATAGAAAGATAACCTGATTACCAACCTGTGTAATTGATTGACGGGCTACGCAGCCAACTTCGTTAGTTAAAAGCCTAGTGCTGGCTGCTTGTAGGGACGTTGTATTAGTAACTAAGTGAATACTATTACGATTAAAAACCATAAGGTTGTCCTCCGAAAAGGAGTGCAGGCCTACGTTAAAGTCAGCTTCGCCAGCATTGAACCTGTATTGGGCATATATCTGGTCATAGGTATCAGTGTCCAGAATGTCGGATGCGATGACTTCATCGAGTATGCCTCTTGCGGTAAATGAATCCGGTGACGCATCAACACTGAACTTGAACGGCATTACTAGCCTACGCTGATGGTAAACTGCATATGGTGGTGCTGGCATATGACTGAACCCTAGACCGACTGATACTCTTTTAATGAAGTGAACGTCAGTCTGATTTGAAACATCGTCAGTATTAACAAAAAATTTAAATGCAGACGAACTTGCCTCAGATACAGTAAAAGAAGTTCCTGCAGCAAGTGTGCTTCCTCCGGCAGTAATCAGGTTTACCGTATCTCCAACCGCTAGGGTATTAGAAACTGTTACGGTAGCGAGTCCATTAGTTATTGTAAAACCAGTAGCAGCTAAATTAACTGGCTGCGTATATGTTCCGCTTGCTACCTTTGTAAAGGCAGGTGTTCCGCTAAATGAGCCATCCCACTCCAAGGCAGTTTCGCCATCACGGAATATAAATACCTTGTTGAATGACTGCAGCATGGACCCAGCAGCCGATACCGTTACTCCAGCTGGATAAGCAATGTCCGTAGTCGCTCCAGTAGCTATATTAACAGCAACCCCTTTTGAGTTAGAAGCAAATATGACGTATTGACTAGCCGATGCGTTAGGATCCGAGAAAGCACAGGAGCCATAGATAGCATTGACAGCACCATCATTGAGTATGCCGAACTTTACTGTTGCAGTGCCGCTAGCTGTTCCGCTGTATGTTTGGTCAGCTATGGTAATCTGTGTGCTACTATTCTTTGTGAATGCACGGTCACCATTAACAGCAGGAGTAAGCCCGGATACGCCTGACACATTAACTGTTCCAGTGCTTGGAAAATTTGTAGCAGTAACATTTGTTAGAACCACGGCTCCGTCGGTCTGTTCCGGTGTTACAGATGTATCATCAGCAACTAAGTAGAATGGAAGTGTAAGAGCATCGGAACCCGTGGACAATGGGCTAACAATTAACTCTAAGCCCTTCCTGACCTGTGCTTCACCCCTTCGGTCAGTCCGCATGTTCTGAGCGTCCGCAAGCAAAGATGGCGGCAACTGATCAGGCCGCATCCGATTATTAAAACCAATAAAACCAACATCTCCATCCTTGGAAATGCGGTCATCCAGTCGATCGTATGTGCGGTATTCAGCCATTAATTATTGATTAACATTTCCAACGCTTCAAGGCTAGTGCCTTCCGTGTTGGTCTTCCCTTGTCGTCCTTCATTGGACCCTTGACGCCAGACATTCTGGCACAAAATGATTTCTTCCTCGCTAGCTTCTTGCCCTTGGGGTTGGATTCCGTGACCGGAGCCTTGAGGTTAGCACCCGTCTTGCGCTTGAAGTAGGCACGGCCAGCCGCAGTGAGTCCGCCCTTTTTGCTTTTGTGTTCCTTCCTCATTTACTTTTTACTTTTGCTTTAGGTGTATTTGCTACGACTGTCTTTCCTTTGGCTCCTGCTTTCTTTTTCTTTCTAGCTGTGCTTGCTCTCTCCGCTTTCGTAAGACTGAGAGCCTTTCTTTTAGGGAGGCAACGGTCAGGGTTCTTCTTATCCTTCGACGTTCCGCAAGGTCCTTTGATAGATCCATCAGTTCCAATCCTTACCCAGTTCTGTTTTCTCCATTCTGCTAGCTGTGACATTATTTTCTTTTACGTTTAGCACTCTTAGACTTCTTGGCGTAGTTAGGGTCCTTGCAATACTTGGATGCAGCCATATTAGCATAGGCAGATGGGTACGTATCAAACGTACGTCTAGCCCAGGCTTTACCTTCTGGGCATATCTTACCTCCACTCTTTGCTTTCTTTGGCATTACTTAACTAGTTTTCTTTGTTTAGACATCTTGGCATCCACGATCTTACGCAAGACCTTTGCTTGTCCAGCGTGAGCCTTGGA